TGAGTCGCTTGTGCATAGTGTACGTTTGTTAACCCAAATGTGACTTTATTACTCATTTAAAATACCTCCTGTTTGATTTCATATACTCTGTTAACTGAACTGTCCTCATTGACGAATTCAGATAATAATTCAAATTCATATCCCATATAATATAGGGATGTTTCTAATAACTCTTCTAATCCTAAGTTCTTCTTTTCAGTGATTAAGCTCACTTGAAATGTGGCTACTTTTGCAACTGCTCTATCATCCGCATAAACAACTGATCGATTACTAATTTCTTGGTAAATGATATAGTTTGGATCATCTTCTAATCCTACTCTTGTTCCATACGATACCTTACCAGGTAGCGCTGAATTCAAAGTATCATATAAAGCTTCAAGTTTCTCTTGCATTAAAAATCACCTTTTTCAATAATCGATTTGATATCTTCTAGCATTTTTGGTGTAAGTAAATCAAATGCTGGACGCATAAATGGTCTTGGTCCTACATATTTACCACTTCGATGAGTGAAACCAAATTCTAGCAAGTGAGTTAGTCCGCCTTTTTCATTTGAGAAAATAGCAATTGTTTTATTGATACCACTGCCTTGAGATTCTGCAACAAATGAATCCGCAAATGGTTTTGATTCACCGCTTCTTGGAGCGTGAGTCTTAATATACTTCATAATCTCTTCTGCTGTATCATCTAATCTTTTTTCAAGCTTAACCATCACTTCTTGTGCATACTCATCAACCATATTAGAGATAGCTGTTCCTAGTTCATCAAGCGTAACCAATGATATCACTCTTCTTGATTTTTGTTTTGCTAAGATAAAGTTCAATGAATTGTCCGATTTGATACGTTCTCTCAATCTTATAGATATCTCCACTAATGTCAGCGTATTTGCTACCCTTATACAAGAAGCTTTGAATCTTAAGTGCAATATCAATTCTGATATCCGTACGTTTACTTTCATAATATTCGCTTGACGTGATACTAAAGTTAATGCCAATAATTTCTTTCGAGTGTTTAAGTTGATATACAGTAGAACCAATAGAATTTTGAACCAAATCCATAGTTAGTAACTTAATAGGTATGTTTGGTGAGTTAGGATACATTTTCATCTACTCCCTTAGTTAGCGCAATCTGTCCTACCAACATATCAAATGTTTTCGGTAGTTCTTTTGCACTTCCATCATTCTTAAAACCAAAGAACGTCTTCACATATATTATTATGACTGTGCTCACCATTGGATTTGATTCATCATTTATGTAAGTCGGATCAATCCCACAACTTGTCAGGTATGCTTTGCAACTACTAATATGAGTAGTTAACTCATCATCAGCATATGTTTCTGATAGGGGAATTAGTAATTCTTTCTTAACAATATTTAGTATCGCCATGAGATCAATCCTTTCTTACTTATTGTGTACTATCTTATCTATCTGCTTTCTTCTTGATACGTAGGAATCCGTTATATCCGACGACATTACCACCTGTGAATACAGAGGCTTTGTAGCTGATGATTCCATCTTTAAATTTGTAGTCTGTTGATTTACCGATTTCCACTGGTGAGAATACAGGTACTTCATAGTTTTTAAGTGCACCATATGCGATACCATACTCCCCAGCTGCAGTATTACTATCAGAGATAGCTTTACAATGTGAGTTAATGATGTAAGGAATCCCATCAATTGTTTTGTTCACATAATCAATCGTATGAACTTTTCTACCTTCTGGCGTCTTAAGACCAGCAAATGCTCGTAAGTCATTCTTGTTAAGGATAAGGACTGCTCCACCTTCGACTTCTTCGTCTCCACCATAAGCAAAGACAATGTCATCAAGTGTTGCATCAGTAATCGCTTCAATTTCAAGTGGTGTTGTATCAGCAAGTGCGACAGCTGCATCACTAAAGATTCCTGTGAAGGTATTAGTTGTTCCTGCACCACGTAGGATTTGTTCACTGATTTTCTTTTTCAATGAGATGTTAATGTTACGCAATACTTCTGCTTGATAAGGAATTGAAGGAAGTTTTTCAAGTTCTTCTGTGATTTCTGTATAAGCAGTAATCTTCACTTTGGAAATGGTCAAATATCCAAATGCAGGTTCTGTTTCACTGTAAGGTTGTCCTTCAAGTGTAGTTCCGGCTATACCATTGCTTTTAACAAATGATTTCTTGTATGTTTCTCCACCATTTAGATTGATGACATTGACACGATCAACTAATGATGATACTTGAGCAAATGGCACTGGTGCTAGATTCGGTGATGTATGATCAGGTAGTAAGATTTCTTCACTTGATACCTGGATAACACGACTTTCCCTTAAACTAGCACCACGTTGTTCTAACTTCTCTTTATCGATTTTAGTTCTGTTATCAATTACAATCGGCTTAATTTCTGTTTTACTTGCAATTGACATTTTCTTATCAATCACACCACGTTCTTCTTGAAGTTCAGTTGTTTCGGTTTCCAATACTTCAAGCGTTTTAATATCTGTTTCGTTATCGACAAGACCTCTGATTTCAGTCAGTCTTGACTCGATTTCTTTTCGTCTTAATTCTAAGTTCATGATTTTTTCTCCTTTTAAATTTGTGATTTAATTTTGATGCGTTTTTTGATGATTTTTGATTGTTCTTCATGCTCTGCTAACTCCATAGCCCTTAGTTCTAACTCCATAGATTCTAAAGAACGAGCGTATATACTAGTTGCATCATATGCCGGAGTATCCACTACCGACACATCATACAAACGTTCTATCTTAGTAATAGTTCTTTTTGGTACTCTACCTTCACGGTTCCATACTTGCTCATCTACCGTAAAAGCAAAACTCATTTTATCTAACAAGCCACTTCTAACCATTTTATAAATGTCCTGGTTTGTGTTCGTATCTAGTAATTCAGCACGAACCTTAAGTCCAATACTGTCTACTGATAGTGATAGAGATTGATTTTTAGTTCTAGCAATAATTAAAAAGGAGTCCATATGATTGTATTTCATAGGAACATCCTTCATTTTAGTTTCTGATAGTGCTCTAGAATCGATTTCTTCAATAAAACCATATTCTTCATCACCAATGAGTGTTTCGTTATTAAAGACCAATGCATAGCCTTCTAAAATCATCTTGTCCTCTTCTTCATGGAGAGTAACATCTGCCAGTCTAGTTTCCTTTAGCATCTTTTCTAGTCTCAACTTTCTTTGATTTTGGTATTACTTGTTTTTGGTACTCATATTCAAGCTCAGAGTCTTTATAAAACAACGACTCTAGTTTTTCTTTTTTGCAATAACCATCGATGATGATTGTCTTTTTCTTTTGAGTTTCTAAGATGACCTTTAGTGCATCTTCTGATATCTTTCCATTAACTGTTATTTTCATCTTTAGGTTCCTCCGTTCCTACTTGATATTGATTTGCTTTATCTGCATCGACAAAGTTTAATGATTGAAGTCGCTTGTTTCCACCCTCAATAGGTTCTAGTCCTAAGAGCGCTCTTGATTCATTGAGTGACATGATTCCAAGACTCATTAATTTTTCGATGGCTGTAACTTTTGTGTTCCATGAAGCATACTGGAGTCTTTCACTATAAAAGATGATTTCCTCACCACGCTCTAGTTGATTGTCTGTCAATAAGCCTAAAGAAAAAGCCTCGCTAAGTTGAATAGCTAAAGGCTCTATCGTCGACTCATAAAATGAGTTGTATTCATCTTCTGTATACTTGCTTGTGAATATTGGAACTGATACACCAAAGTAATCAAGTATCTTTGCTTGTAAGAATTGAAGTGTATCTTTATCGATGAGTTTAGGATCAACGTCCAATGGTATATATTCTGACTTCAAATCAATAGGGATGATTGAACTACCTTTCAAACTTACTGATTCCGATAAGGCTGCATCAAATAGATCACGTTGCTTTTTCTTGTCCGCTTCTGATAACATACCGTTCATCTTCAAGATACCTTTGATTTGCATTGAGGACTTCACAGCATTATCGATTCCTTGTAGCAAACTATCATTAATTGATATGGTTTTAAGTATTGCTTCATGGTCTCCTGTAGACCCTGTGCCACCAAATATATCATTTTGTCCATAATGTTTTCGTAAATGAATAATGTTATCGTATGGCAAGATATATGACTCGCCATTATCAAACAAGAACTTAATAAAATAGGTCTCTGAACCATCAACAATCATTTCTACTGTGACTGGGCGTAATGGATAGATGCCTTTCAGTTCACCGGAATCCTTATCAAACTTTGGATAGATAAATGCATTATCATTCAGCAAGAGTAATGTGATCGTCTTGTATATGAAGTCATAAGGTGTCATAATCTCATTGGGTTTATACTTCAAAAGAAAAGACAGCTTACCTTTTTTCTCGGTTACTGTCTTATCGTTTTCTGTTTTTATAAATCTTGGTTTGAGTTTCGCACATTGGCTAGCTACTCGATCAATACATATCTTTACCACATCACTTTTTGAAATATTAGTTCCAAATGGTGTGTAAAATGTATTCAAATTACTGATTAACTGGAGTGCATCAAATGATCCAGTTTTCTTTTTTCTATTAAATATGGCCATGTGCACCTCCTATTTATGTTTTAAATTTATAGAATCTGTCATAACTCTCTTGAGCTTCTGTAGTTGCTGTATCTGTTAAATAAAACTTGTAAGTTTCTTCATCAAAATAATACCATGAGTCATTTGTCATAAAGAATGGAATACTTCGTTCAGCTACTTTTGCCTTTTTAACTATTTTATTAATATTTTTCATAAAAGTCCAAATTAAACTATCTAATAATCTAATTGTAAAGACAGAGTATTCATCTTTAATGATTTTAAATTGCTCATCGAACTTCATCCGCAATGCATTTTCATTTAGATTTCCATAACCTAAGAAGGATTCAAAAAATGTATATATATGCCTATCCGGCTTAAATAATGATGAATCTCCAGCGAGCATCATAACATATGCAAAGGAAACACCACTTTTGTGACCCGGTATAACTCTTATATCTTTTTCAACACTATCAATATTTTTATGGTTTAGTAAATCTTCAGTAGTATTTATACCGTGATCGTTTAATATACTTATATAATGAATTACAGCTTCTGCTTTTAAAATACCACTTCTCGTTGATGTTCTTTGTCTATTCATAAAAACTTCTTCAGCTAATTTGTCATAGCTAAAGTCACTAAAAGTTTTTAAAAACTCTTCTAAAGTATATTCATCATTTTCAATGTTTATTCCAACGTATTTTGCAAACCTCTCAACAACTTTAATTGTACTCTCATACTTTACACCAATTGAAAATACTGAGTCTATGACACAAATCACTAAACTTTTAGGTCCATAGTGCTTTTGCTTCGATAGGAATTCTTCAATATATTCTTTACTTATAACTTGTGTTATTTTTTTCATAATGTAACACCCTTCAAATTGTGACTTATCAAATATCATTATATCATATTCTCAAAATCATTTTTATACCTATTTAAAACTACATAGGCAATGATCAGTGCAACCGTCCCATCAATTCGTTTATATTTCGAGTTCAACTTTGAAGGTTGTATATTTCCATTTAAATCTACTTTGGCTTGTGTATTGGCTAAGCACCACTTTAAGATTGGATTATTATTATAATTTATAACATCATTCTTTAAATCAGCTTCCAGTATTTTCATTGGTTCAGATAAAGAATAGATTCCTTGTCTGACCTTTTCCATATTGAAACCTAAGTCTTCCATTTCTTTAATCCAGTATTGAGAATTCCAGGGGTCATATCCAACCCACAAAGGTCTGATACCGTATGTTTGAATCATCTTCATAAACCATTGTGTTACCAAACTAAAATCATTTTGATGACCATCTGTTAGTGTGACAAAGCCTTTCTTAATCCAAATGTCATATGGAACGTTATCTTCTTTGATTCTCTTTTCCACTACTTCACTTGGCATAAAGAAATGAGGTATGATGTATTTCTTATTGCTATCTCGTTTTTGGATAACCAAGACTGCAGCTGTTAAGTCAGTTGTAGAAGATAAATCCACACCACCTACTGCATAAGAGTCTCTTAAATCCTCAAGGTTATACTTATCTTCAATGTTTAGATCATCAAACGATAACCAAGATCCTGAGTCTGCTTGTTTAATATTAAAATCCTTACAAAGCATAGTAACCCTAGTTGATAGGTCATGTTTAGATTTATTCATAACGTCTTCAAGATAATTATTAAGTTTAACAACACCTATACTCGGATTAGACTTTTGCCAGGTTAGCGGATCCTCATATATTTCCTTTGTTGAATCTTGCGTGTAAAGCCAGGGAAGTACTCTATCATCCTGTATTTCACCTTTTAACATCTTTCTAGCATAGTCTAATTTGTTATCTAAAAAACCACCGATGTTTGTCCCTTCAGTGGTTATGATAAATATAAGTGGTTCTTTCTTAGTCGATTGGGATTGCTTGATTGCATCATAGACTTTAGAATCAGTCATTTCATGGACTTCGTCAATGCAACCAACTTCAATATTGTATCCATCTTTGTTTCTCGATTGAGCAGATAGCTTCTTAATCTTGTTTTTAGTTTTTGGTGAATAGATGTGATAGATGTTTTTCTTACTTCTAGTTTCCTTTGATAAGGCTGGAGACTGCTCTCTCATATTGTTAATCTCTTCAAACAGAATGTTTGCCTGCTCTGTTGTATTAGAAGCACAGACGATATCCACTCCACCTCTTGAAAGGAAGAACTCTGCTAAATCAATACCCGCAACAAATGTTGTCTTTCCATTCTTACGAGCAATCAAAAGTATGACTTCATTAAATCTTCTGAGTCCAGTTTCAGTCATCTTAAATCCGTATGCCGTTTGAAGTATTGCTTTCTCCCAAAGTTCAAGTTTGAACCTCATCCCATTGAATGGTGACTTTGTGTGTTTACAGAACGTTTCAATAAAATCAATTCTAAGTTGTCCTGGTTTCACATCAAAATAGTACAATGGATTCTCTAGATCTTCTATAAGTTGATTTAACGCTGTTTGAAGTTCACTACCTACTATGATGTTTCCGTTCTCTATTTCATTATAGTATTCAATTAGGTAATTCATTCATTTGCTTTCTTAAGAAATTCATCAAACGCATCATCTCCATCATCAACCTGAGTTCCAAGAATACTATTTAAAGTTTTAATTACTGTTCCATATGAGTTCACTAATTTTGTATAGTATTTCGCAGCTTCTGTTTGTCGTTGCGCTCCTCTATTTGAAGTTTGAATAGCACCATATTTTCTAATCTGTTCCTGTAACTTATCAAGTTCCACTTTCATAAATGCAGCTTGATAAATTAAATTATCTACTAATTCTGTCTTTGATTCTTCGACCAAAGAAAAAAGCGATTTTAATCGCTCATATTCTATATTAATCATTTTATTCACCTTCTAAGTTATCTTCAACAATAATCTCAATTAATTTGCTCATAGTTTCCTTTGACAAAACAAAAATACCCTTTAGGTGATCATTATGTATATTCCACAAAACAAAGACCTCTTCCTTTATGTAAAAAGCCCCATGTGAAAAAGCATTCCTCAATTTATAGTAAATCGAATCGAAAAGACTACCATATTTGTCTTCTTGAACACATATATAATCTTTCTTTAATTTAACAGCCTGCGTAAACTTATCAATCGCATGGTTAGAAATATCTTTATTAGCATCAAAACTAAAAAAGTTTGTATCACACATCTTCTTAATTTTATTAAGCTTTTTAAGTTTTACGCCCCCTTCTATCCCATACTCTTTAAATTTTTTACTCATTGTTGATGTAGGATATGTTAGTGAGTATCCTGAAGGGCAATTCAAAACAAAGAAATATAAATATTCCTTTACGATCTTCTGTTCTTGTTCTGATAAATTATCGATTTTCGTTGTTAGATTATTTCTTTCTTTAAAGTACTTAAAATTACTTTTCTTTGCCATATTAACACCTTCGGGAATCAGTTTTTAGATTTTCAAAAAATCTACTTCGTGTTTCTTAAGCGTCACCCTACGCGGTACCCTCACTTTATATAATATCATCGAGCCGGGGGCGTATTAAAGGATCAATCAATGTATCATAAAATGTATTTAAAAACAATATATTCAATGTGTAATTACTTTCGTAAAAGTACCTCCACTCCTCAAACGTGTTAGCAACACTTTGGATATCAGACTCAATATTAGATTGATTATAGTTCTTATTACTCATCTTCATTTTCGATACAAGTAGCTTATTGATTTTACTCTTCATAGTTTTATTTAGATTTCTATACAACTCATACAAGTTGTGAGTTTTAGGTATTGAGGTTGAACCGTTTTTAGACAAATAGCTTTTTAAATACATTTCACATGCAAATGCTTTTAAAACAATTATAGGTATCGTTGTTGTAGAAGATAACTTAATAGAACTATCTTTTTTTACATTCAAGAGTGCTTTTTGTAAAACTTCAAGCATTTTTGTACTATCATTGAAAATATTTGCAACAGAAATCATTTCTTTCCATTCATCCATAATTAATCCTCTAAAAATATGTCATCACCATCAAACGTTTTCCAAAGCGTAAATGATGCTACATCTAAGATACCTTTGTCAAATGCATCTTGAAGTGCACATGAGTAAGCTTTTTTCAAATCTTCATTAAAACGATAGAAATCGTACTCGTCATTGTTATCTTGTAAGTCTTTTTTTAAAGTTCTATACTCTTGTACAACACAAGTAAACTCATCTGGACATTTAATAATTTGATTGAAGATACTGTCATACATTAATTCAAAAGATGTTTTATTATTTTTCATATCAAACCACCCCTTTTTATAATTATACCAAAAACAAATTATAAAAACGAGGCTATCTAGGAATTATATTCCCTTCTTTATCAAATTGCTGTTGATTAGAGAAACGCTTGTGTTCTTTATTATGACATTTCTTACATAGGAGTTCTAAGTTGTCTTGTTTTAAACTAATATTCGTGTCCCCAATATTACTTAATGTAAGTCTTTTCTTATGATGAACTTCTTCACCTAAGGCACCACACCTCTCACACCTACCATTCGCATCAAATATCTTAATCTCTCTGGCTAACTTCCAGTCTTTAGATTTATAAAATCTGTGTAGCTCTTTAGGCTTTTTCATATAGTTGTCTCAATTCAGTAATCTTATCATCTACATGCTCCCAACGAACATCTAAATCTTCTCTACCAAAGTGACCATAAGCAGCTAAGTCTTGAAACTTAACACTATCAAGTTTTAGTTCCATTCTTATGTTCTCTGGTTTAAAATCAAAGACATGATGAGCAAGTGCTTGTATCTCTTCATCAGATGTTACACCAGTATCAAAAGTATTAACTAAAACACTCATTGGCTTAGCTAGTCCAATAGCGTAGCTCAAGTGAACCTCGCAATGTGTCGCCAAACCTGCGCCAACAACGGCCTTTGCGACGTATCTGGCATAATAAGCCGCGCTACGATCTACCTTGCTTACGTCCTTACCAGAAAAGGCTCCACCGCCATGTCTAGCATATCCACCATATGTATCTACAATAATCTTTCTACCCGTTAGACCTGAATCTGCATAAGGTCCACCTATCACAAACTCACCAGTCGGATTAATCAAAACCTCTGCCTTCATAATCGTATCATAGTCAAAGACCTTGATTAGAACTTCATTGATGATTATATCTTCATAGAGTTCTTTTTTTATTTGAGCTTTGGTTTGTGCAGATATAATAATAGTCTTTACATTCTTTGGTCTACCGTTTTCATATGCTACTGATACTTGACACTTACCATCAGGCCCAAAGATATGAGAGTATTTTTCTTTACGGATGATATCCATTTCTTTGGATATTTGATTCGCAAGCATAATCGGTAAAGGCATATACTCTTGTGTTTCATTACAAGCATAGCCAAACATAATGCCTTGATCACCTGCACCTTGTTCGTGTGAGTCTGTTGAATTTACACCAAGAGCGATATCAGGTGATTGTTTACTTATCTTTTCCATGACTATAAACTCATCATCATAACCAATCTCTTTTAGTTTATGTTTTGCTATGTCTGAATAATCTACAGTCGCAGTTGTTGTTACCTCGCCAAAGACAATAACCAAATCATCTTTAATGGCTGTCTCGACTGCCACTCTTGAGTTTTTGTCTTGTTCTAATAAAGCATCTAATATAGCATCACTGATTTGGTCACAGACTTTATCCGGATGACCACTAAATACTGATTCACTTGTTATTACTTGCATTTTATCTATCTCCTTATTAACGAGTAAAAAAGGAGCTATTCGCTCCTAAGTACTGATTTATTTATATAGGCTGTATACCTGGCATAATGATAACCTTCGCTTTCAACCAAGATACCAAAGTCATGTGCCTTGCTTGTTATGAAAATACAATGAAAAACATCTTTATTATCGCAATACATTATATCTATGTTTTCTTTTATAAAATCATAATCATCAAGTGGATCGTGTATGAACCTTTCAAACAAATCCTCTTCTATAACAATTTCCTTTTCAATGATGAATTCATCTTGTGGCAACAATTCTTCAGGTGTTGCTTTTCTTATAAAGTTGACTTTCATTTTGTAATCTCCCATGCTGTATAAACTGAACGGTAAGTCGAGTCCCAAGTATCCAGTATGACTCCATCTACACAAACTGTAATATGACCTGCCATTTTTAAGATGTAAGTTCCTTTAGGATGAAGTCTAGTAAAATCACTACCTTTAATCCTTGGCTCTCCTTTAACCGCTTTAAATATTAATCTTGGATATTCTTTTAAATATTCATATAAGAACTTGGTGTCTTTATAACTTGGATAACCCAGTTCTCTTTTCTTTCTATTTAAGACTCTTCTACATTCTAAGTAATCAGAGTTGGTGGCTGTTGAGATTGCTCTTACAACACAATCACTTGTTTTTAATCCTTTAGGATGCGCATTGAATTCTTTATACATTATAACTGCCACCCTTCATTTAACCATTTCACAAGTTCTCTTGATGAGTCCGACTCAAAAAGTGGTGTATCAAAATGGTTCTTTCTGCCATATATAGTGTAGCGTTTATCATTATGGATGCTTGCTATTTGTATGGTTAGTAATGTGTCGCCTGTTTCTAAACTTGCAAATCTGAAATCATCATATAAGGGTCCTTGAAGTGGACAGTTATTCTTAAACCAAACATACATAGTATCAAGATTAACTTTTCCACCATCTTTAACTTGCTTAATAATGTTACCCATTCTTTTTGTTTTCCCTGCAAGACTTGTTTCTCTACAAAACCAGTCATACCATCCTGCTTCACATTGTACGTTTAAATCTTTTGATTCAAAATCACCTTGTTTAAATCTTTTTGTCCATGTTCTTACATTCATTTCTTTTTTCATTAACTTAGCCTCCTTTGTTTTGCTTACTCTATATATCACTCAAAAGGGACTAAATAGCAAGTTAATTATTCACTATAGTGAGTATTTTCTAAAAGATATCAAAATCGCTAAGTGGAGATGTTTTCCCATCTCTGATTAAATAACAATTTTCTTTGCTTTCAGTGTGTCTTATATATCTTTTTACAATCACATCAACAAACTTCTCATCTAACTCCATTAAGTATGAATGTCTATCTAATTGTTCAGATGCAATCATCGTTGAACCAGAGCCACCAAATAAATCAAGTATGGATTCATGTCTTCTTGATGAATTAGAAATGGCTCTACCAACTAACTCTAAAGGCTTCATGGTTGGATGTTCATCATTTCTTTTAGGTTTGTTATATTCCCAGATAGTATCTTGAGTTCTATCATCAACAAAGAAATGAGCTGCACCTTCTTTCCATCCATAAAGGATTGGTTCATGTCGCCAGTGATAATCTTGTCTGCCAAGAACTAAAGCATTCTTAACCCAGATTAAACACTCAGCTAATTTATACCCAGCATTTTTAAATGCGTTTCTAAAGTTTAAACCTTCTGTATCTGCATGACACACATAAATTGCGCCACCTAGTTTTGTATGTTCAAACATATTATTAAAAGCAGCCGATAAAAAAAGATAGAAGCTATCATCTTCCATCTTATCGTTTTTAATTTTTCCAGCACTTCCTTCATAATCAACATTATATGGTGGATCTGTAAATACCATATCTACTAACTGGCCATCTAATAGCTTAGCTACATCTTCTGGGCTAGTTGAATCACCACACATAATTCTATGGTTACCTAATTGATAAATATCACCTGGTTTAGAAAAAGGTTCATCTGGTATTTCACCTTCAATATCAAATTCATCATCAGATGCATTATCAGGTAGCAAACTTTCTAGTTCTTCAAAGCCAAACTGTAACATATCCATATCAATATTAGCCAATTCAGCTTCTAATTTAGATAAGTCCCATGTTGCAAACTCAGCTGTCTTATTATCGGCTAAGCGAAAGGCTTTGATTTGTGCCTCATTTAAATCATCTGCGATAATACAGGGCACCTCTTCTAATCCAAGCGACACAGAGGCTTTTAAGCGGGTGTGTCCGGCTATAATAACATCATCACTTGTAATAACAATCGGCACTTTAAATCCAAACTCTCTTATAGAATTAGCAACCGCTTCTATAGCTTCTTCATTATTTCTAGGATTGTTATCGTATTCAATTAGACTTTTTGTCTTTTTCATTATGACTTGCATTTGACCACTTTTCCTCTTCTCGATTTCTTAAACGCTCATACATAGCATCTATTTCTTCTTTTTTATCATTAAAGACTCTACCAAACTTAATGATCAACAAATACCTAATGGCATTCATATCTGGTTGAGCTTTCTTTTTATACTTCACAATCTTTTTCTTTGTACCTGCTTTGGTTTCTTCAATAGTTGTTTGAGACTCTTCATATTCATAACCGGTTGCTTTTTTAAGCATCGAATCAATTAATGTATATTTGAGTTCATCATTACCAAAAACAAATGCTTGATTTAACTTGGGATATTTCTTCTTAAGTTTAATCAAAGTTTTTTCTGAAACACCTAATACTTTAGATATTTCTTTTTGTGTAATATTTTTATTGTCTTTCTTTTCTAGGTAAGGCCTTTAAGTAAGTCGTCACCTATGATTTCTTCATATTTTTCTTTGCGCCTATTTATTTTATGTAAATAGATTTTAGTAGTATTTGTGTTTTTGTGTCTTAGCATATGTTGAGCACTATATAAATCAGCACCCTTTTCCATTGCTAGAGTCGCCGCTGTATGACGCAGGCTGTGAGCTGTAAATTTTTTACTATCAATGTTAATTCCAAGTAGATATTTTTTGACTATTTTACTGATTGATCTCGTTTTTAATCTGATTTCTTTATATGTGCTTCCGTGATTTATAAACAGTGGTTTATGTTCATCTGAGCGCATCATTAAATATGATTCAATTAGTTTATATACCAAGGGTGAAAGTTTGTTATATGAGTCTTTCTCATCCCTACCTTTACCCATGACATATAAGACATGAGAATCACCAATAAAGTGAATATCTGAAACATCTGCTCTTTCTATTTCAATCGTTCTAAATCCAGTTGAAATCATTAATGCGATCATTGCAAAGTTTCTAAATTCGATGATGCCCTTACTTGATTCGTTTTTAGCATATTCTAAGAGTTGTCTTGCTTGTTTTTCACTTAATGACTCGCGTTTAAATGTATTTTCTATTCTTGGACCCTTTATATTGATTGCTATATTGTCTCCTTTACCTTCAGCATATAACCAGGCATAAAACAATCTAACAACAACAATATATTTTTGAACAGTATTTGCACTATGGTCTTTTATCAAAGTATCACGATATTGTTTTACATCATCTCGAATTGGTGGTTCAGATAAATGTTCAACATATTCTACATACCTAAGCAATATCCTTCTATAGCTTTCTTTTGTAATTGGTTTAACATCGTGATACTTTATAAATTCAAGTACCTGTTCTTTTAGTTTTTGACTATGCATTAAAGTTATATTTATTGGCCTTATCATAAGACTCAATATATGCCTTCTCAGATTCTATAAGTTTGCATATATCAAGCTCTAAGGCTTGAGCTATTTTAATCAACATTCTAACGGATAACTTACAGCCTTTTTCACCGTTTTCAATTTGAGCGTAGTAATGATAACTAATGCCGATTTTATCTGAGATGTCCTCTCCAGTTACTTTTAACTTATCTCTTCTTACTTTTAAATATTCTCTGTGAAGTTTCACTTTTTTATAGCCATTTTTTCCTTTCAATATGTTTTCCTCCTTCTTTTAAAAATTTGCTGTAATATTATTGTATATGGAAAGATATATCTTGAAAATAACTTGTATAAACTAAATTTAAAAGGAAACAAATTGTATTGCTTTTTCTATATATATTATGATATTATTATGATTATTATTTGAAAAAATAAAATTAGGCAACAATCTGTTGTCAATTATAATTATTCTCGGAGGAATATATGTCAGCTGAACATTTATGTGATAATTCAAATCAATTCTTTATCGGTGAAAACTTAGAAAAACTGCGCAAATCATACAAACTTAAAACATCCGAAGTTGCGAATGTTATAGGAAAAACAAGACAAGGTTATAGGAACTATGAAAAGGGTTTAAGAGATATTAGCATTCAAGACTTAATAACACTTAGTGGGTTTTATAATGTATCTCTTGATGTTTTAGTCGCGAATCCATCCTCATTAAAAAGTGATAAGACCTTAGCTTTTAGGTCTTTTGAAACTGTCGATGATGAGATTCAAGAAATCATGCCCGTTACAATCTCTACTGTTTTTGATGATGTTATATGTTATAAAAAAGATAAGGAAAACTACTTGTTCTTTTGGAAGACCAATCTCAATCAAGTGGGCCATGTTATGATATTCGATTATTACGATAAAATATATGTTTCGAAAGTATTCTATAATCATAGTGGTGGTGGCCATTTCTATATCAATGATGAACCTAAGTACTTTAACAAACCAGGTGCTGAAAACA